TTGCAAAAAGATCGGCCTGCGATTCAGCAAGTCCACGGAACGACTTCTGAAGCACTTTCCCGTTGGGCAAAGTAATCGTCGTGCCCTGAGCAGCCGTAAGACGAAACGTCTGCGGCGAACCAGCAACAGCCGCCTGTAGGTCATCACTAAGCGACACCACGTTGATTGCTGTGGGATCCACAGTTGCTACTGACTGAGCAAACTGCGGGCTGATTTGAACGCTGCGGATTTGTTCCCGCAACTCAAGAGGCAAAGCACGTCTCAGCTCGTTTGTAACGAACTCGCTTTGTAGTTGCGCTAATCCCTGCAGATCCTCGACAACCAAAAGCGTGCTGGTGCCAGCCCAGCCATCAAGAGATTGTTTCAGTTGCGCGAGAATCGCTTGAAGCCGTACAGCCTTCGCAGACGAATCAAACTCATCAAGCCCACGAAGCTGATCAACAATATCCAAAATAAGATCGTTGTATGTAACAGCAATCCGCTTCGCAACGCTGTTACTGAACCGATTGAGGTCGATTGCATTCCGATACAGCTCTGAGGGTGTACTCATAAATCATGCAGACCAAGCCGCTCAGAGTTTGCAACACAGATGACTGATACGTCTGCCCCGATGGTCAAAGCGTTGCCGACAATATCGCTGAACTCCTGTATGACCTCTGCGTCTCGTTTGTTGACACGAGTTTCAGTGACGCTGTATATGCCGTTTTCGTCGTACCAAGTAACACGGACAACCGCATAAACCTGTTGCTTGAGCTGCTGCTTGACGTAGTACAGGTACTGCTTGTCAGGCTCCTCCTTTTTGGATTTCCTCAGGTGGTCAATCCAGCTCATCGGTTGCCTCCGGGTCTTCATCCGGCATTGTGCCCTCAGCGTTTGCCTGCGGTTCAGGCTTGTCCATTTCAATTAAGCCACCAGCCTGCGTTGCTTCAACCTCCTCCTCCACATCAAACTCATCGCCCAGCACCTCACCGGCTGACAGTTGGTTGAGAAGCGTTTCCTGAGTGATCGTGCCAGCGGTGTAGAGCTGCAACAGGGCTTGGATCTCCTGCGGCTCTAGGCGAGTTGCTAGGAAGTCGCGGTTAATAAAGCTGCTACCTGCCTGTTGCTGCTGCATGAACTGCGCGTGGAATGTCAGGCAGTTATCAATCAGGTCTTGCATTTGCTGGGCAATCACCATCATGGTGCTGTCGCCTTGGCTGCGATCGATCCGTTTGGCCTCTGCTGTTTCTGCGCTGAGCTTTTGCCCGAGCACTGCAGCAAGACCTAGTTCGTTGATCTGCTGTGCGATCTGATCGAGACGTTGGAACTGAGCGTTGTAGCTGTTGCCTGATGGTTCTATGTACTCACTTCTGGCTTCAGCCGGCAAGGCCAGTGCCTCTCCAGGGCCCGCGCTGATTTCTTCTGCCGACTGCGGGAATCCGTAGATGGCGAGCATCGGGACAGCAGAGATGTGCAACTGATTGTCTAGATCAGACTGCACCTGATACGCCTTCAGGTTTAGCTCTGCGATGTCTGCGAGTGGTGGCCGTGACTCAAGAACTCCGACGCGATTTGAATATGCCACCGCAAACGGGATCTCGCTCAGGCTGGTCCTGCCCTCATCCACCAATCGAAACTCACCCTTTTCGTCTTTTTGATGGATCTCAAACGCTCCAGGCGTAAGCACCCTCACTTGCTGCACTTGCTTCTCGCCGTACAAACCATCAGGCACAGTGATTTTTTCCATCAACCTGACCATCGTCAGTTTTTGTTTGCCATCAGCGATTTCAGTCCGCCAACCGAGTATCTCGCGAGGCGTGAAAGTTACATAATATGGCCTGCCATTATCACCGGCTTTCGGTGCATCGACTAAAACGCCAACATGCCCGTACCTAATGCATTTACGAGCTGTCTCGTAAGTCCACACGTTTAAGTCGTTTCCCTGCAGATCAACGTCAAACAACTGCTCAGTTACAACGTCGCTGACATCCTCTAAACGCACGGGTTTGCGGGTGAGCATTCCCGCCAACATGCGTTCCAATCTCACGTAGTACGGAGCAAGCGTTGACCGGAGAAGCCTGTTGTCATACGCCTCGTCTAGCTCTCGGGGCTCTTGTGGCAGATATTTACGATGTCCTTTTCTGATCCCGTACGTGCCTGAAAGCAAGGCCTCAATCAGAAGCCAATGAGGCTCCATGTTGAGGTAAGCCGTGTTTGGGCTCTCAACGCTCGTGACATTGCCAATAATTTGCCTACCCGAAAAACCTGAATACACGATCTAAACCCGCCCAATGTCAGCAGTTTAGTAAAGCCTGATCCCTGTGCCTCGTCCAGCGCGGGCGTGCAGAGGGTTGAACTCACGCCAAACCAGGTACCCCAAACTGTCGTTCATGTGGTCATATCCGCCTTCCTTGTCCGGCTCGCCTTTCTCTGTATAGCTTTGCAGCTCCAAGCATTCGATCGTTCGCTTGCAACTGCTTGCTATTTGGACCCGAACCTCGCCTTTCCCGTTTTCCAGAACAGCTTGCACAGAAGCCACCCGATCACGGACGGGAGGATTTGCTTTTGGTGATTGATTGCTGAATCCATAGGATTCGAGGATCTGAATGTCTGTGCGGGAAGCGTTAGTAGAACGCGAACCGCCTGATGCGTCAGGGTAGATATATATGCGGCGGTCGGGAAATCGCCGTCTGATTTCTTGACCCAAAGCGTCGGTGTCATGGGCACCGCTGATTTCATCAATCAGCACGAGCTTGTTCCCAAGACGAACACCGATGACGGCCGACATGTTGCCAATGTTGAAGTCAACGCCGATACGTAGAGGTTCGGTGCTGACGTCAGGAATGACGCTGGTTACGTGCTTCGATCGATCGAAACGGTCGTAAACCTGTCCGGTGTTGAGGTTGACGAATTCGCCGTGCAAATATGCTTGCAGCAGGCTTGGATCGTAGTTGGCCTCGAGCCGTTCGATGAAGTCCGGGGGTAGATATGGATTGTCTACCGACCGCATTTTAATCAGCCTGCGATCCTCTCGCTGTAGAGCATCCTCTGAGCCGAATGTTTTCCACATCCAGCGGAAGCCTTCAGGGGTTGAGGCAGCAGCAAACTGACGCACGTTGCCAGCCCGGAGACGGCCGAGGATCTTTGGAAACGCCCGCTGACAAGTTGTTGGGTTGACGGTATCGATCTCATCCGCGAGGACGTACGCCAGATTGAGACCGATAATTCGTGACCAGTTCTCAAAACTTCGGCACAGAATTTTTGTGTCGGCCTGGGGCAGATGCAGGATGTACTCGGGCAGGGGAGAGGCCCGGAACGTGTAGGGCACCTCGTAGCCCTCAAGAAACTCCTCAAAGTCATTCATCCAGATATCACGTATGAGGGGTCCCGTGGGTTCCATGACGCAGCCTGTGAAGCCCTGGTTGGCCGCGGCCATGAACAGGGTCTTGGCGGCTAACGCTCGTGTTTTGCCTGCCCCATAGCCGGCCGAAACTCCGAGGATCTGCGTAGAGCAATCGTCTACAAAATCGCGCTGTCCTGGATGCAGGTCATCCCTCACACGATCTAATAGCTCACCCATGTTGAGGTCGCGGCCATGTTCGCCGGGCCGATGCAGGACGTAGCCCGCTGGGATTGCGTCGAGGATGGTCAATCGAAAATCCTCGCGAGACGAGCGGCTGAGTTGATGCAGCCCAACGCAGCGTTTAGGTTCCCCTGCTTACGCGCCTCTTTTTGCAGCGTTGCGCACTGGCTCAGCAGCTCCGCCACCATCGTCTGCCGATCTAGCTCCCAGTCGGCTCTCAGTAGCTCACGAGCGCGGTTGATGTACTTGTCAATTTGCCGGGCGCCGATGCCCCACTCGTTCGAACCATATTGCACGCATTCAGATCTGGTTGCGCCATTAGCCAACAGACGAGCGATTCGGTTCACCCGCATTTCAACTTTTGCTTTGGTCGAGTCACTTGCCGGCATAATTCACCCGAGAACATTCCAAAAGAGAACTGTCCCTGCTGACAGTTTGTGACATAACTCCCATGCTTTCCGATCGTAGTTACCGCATGTTGGGAAGGGCGCCTCGTAGGAACAGGTCCATGAGAACTGTTTCGGGTACTCGTGCAGCGTGACATTGGATGGATACTGCTGTTTTGAGTTGCGGCTTGCCAGGCCAACAATGACTCCATGAACAGGCGTTGGGTAGAACGCCTCGCCGAGACAGCGGGCCAGCATCCCTGAGCCGGTTGCGGCCCACACCTGATCGACATTGCCGACCATCGATCGGACGCGGCGCATCTGTTCAATAAAAGGGTTCGATGCCTCAGGCACGTCGAAGCCGAGCGGAAGGAACAAAGCGCCATGCTCTCGGGCGTAGCGCTTTGCCTTGGCCTGCACGTTTGTCATGTAGCCGTAGGGCACCTGATAGATGGTCGCGCCATTCAACAGGGCTTTCTTTTGGCGGACGTGCAGCTCTTTCCGTTTGGCATAAAACAGCGTGACCTTGCTGTCGGTTCGCTGTCCCCATACAGACAGAGCATATGGAGCGCCGCCGCAAAACGGGCCGCCGAACACAACTTCCTTGGCATCCTGCACGAGATAAGGCAGGAACCTCATTTTTGAGCCGCCAGGCACTTGGTCATCGCGCACGACGAGGAACCGATCGTGGCGGTCGATGATCGGCGTGGGCTGCCACCAACGGTCAGGCATCGATCAACCTCCGAGTTTGAGCGTTGCAAGCGACATCGACGACAAGGTGAATCCGATCGCAATCGCTGGTGTTTTTGACTGCGTGGGGTTTTCTGATGTCGAGGTAGAACAGCGAGCCGGCGGGGAAATGCAGGCGGGTGCGGTTGCCCGTCAGCTCCCAGCCCGAGAATTCGCAGCCTTTGGCTGTCTGCAGCGGAATATGTAGGCGGGCGACCCTGCCATCTGCGGTGCCTGCGTCCCGATCAGTGATGTCGGCATGGCGGGTTAACTCGCCGTTAGTGGCACGCAGGCGCATGAGTCGAACCCGCTCGAGTTTGCCTGGAATAGTTCTCGCCAGGCGCCATACCGTGGGCATTGCCATCGCAGCCATGGTTGGGGCGCAGGCAGCTTTCAAACGCTCAGGATTCTCCTGTTTCCATCCTTTGCTCATTTCTGCGGGCTTGATGATGAAGCCAGGGTCAGAGGGATCAAAGCCCTGAAGAGCGATGGCTGTCCAGCTTTTGCGTTTGTTGTAGGAGCTGTAGTGCTGCTCCCATGACGGGTTGAACGAAGCGATCTCCTCGAGGCACGCTTGAATCTCGCCAGGCATGGCGCCGCATCCGAGGAGTTTCAGGGCAGGAATGTCAGAGGAGTAGAGGTTGCCTTGGACGCGAGCCGATGGGTTGGGCTCTCCATGGATGTACAGCGCCTTGATGTCAGACGATGCCGTGACTTTGGTGGCTACTAGCTTGAAGCCGAGGCTGGTTGCTGCGTCCCTGATCCGGCGGTTCTCCTCGTGCAGCTCGATCCAGACAGGTCGTGGGCCAGCTTTACCCATCAGTTTGGTGATCAGCCTGGTGAGATCTGTAGGGTTGCCCGCTAGGGCCCGGATTTGCAGATCACCTTTGTGGATGTTTATCGACCGCTGAGCGAAATCGCTCTGTGAGCTAGCGACTTTGGCGATGCGGAACATCACAACAGCAGCAATGTCGTTTGTGTCAGGAGAGCGGGTCCAGGCCAACTGCCCCTCTTTCATCGCGGTAGCGATGTCGCGCTCTTTCGGCAGGCCGAACGCTCCGTAGCAGTGCGGCTTAAAATCGCGAGCGAAAACAGCAGCGAGCTGCTTCAGGAACGCCAAGTCGTAGCCGAGGGCCCAGGCGGGTGCATCGCTCACAGCTCACCTCCGATGGAATCAGCGGTCAGCTTTTCGCCGTACTCAGTGCTCTCAGCGACAGGGCCATGCTCTGCAGGCTGCTCCTCTACCTCAGCGAAATCACATTCGCCGCAGGCTGCTACGGCTTTGCGGGCATCGCCTTTCAGGAACACAAGCACGTTCTGATGGGTTTTGCCGAGCTTGCGAGTGCTAGCAAACGTACGGCCGGCCCTGATGGGCAGTGTGCCTACAGGAGTGATGAGGATTGCCTCGTTGTAGTAGCTGAGCCCTGCATCGGTGAACGCTTTGATGGTGTCGCCGACGAAGTTGTAGTAGTTGCCTTTTTTGTCGCGGACATCGCCGACAACAAAACAAGCAAACGCGTTGTCTTTCAGCAGGCTGCAGGATTTGGCGATGATCTCCCGATAACCCTCAACAAACTGGTCATAGGGGAGGGTGGACAGATCTTTGGGATCGTCGCTGTAGACCTCGAGATCTGCGTAGGGAGGACAGGAGAAAATCATGTCAGCCTGCAGACCCTCGCAAACGCGGTCGATGTTGCGGGAGTCGCTGCAGTGCCAGATGGGCGGGTTGTTCGGGGTGATCTTTTCGCCCTGAGCGCGATTGGCCTCGACCTGCTCAGCCCGAAGGTCGCAGCCGATGTATTGCCTGCCTGATTTCAAAGCAACGATGCCGCGTACTGATCCGCCAGCGAACGGGTCAAGGATGATCCCATCCTGAGGAGAGAACCAGCGGTAGGCCAGCTCAGCAAGAACAGGATCGAAGATTGAGGTGCCTGCGCCGATTTGAGATCCAGAATCGAGGAACTCGGCAACAATCTCCTCGTCGCTCATGCCGGCGTTTTTCTTTTGGTAGTAGCCGGGGATTTTGGCGTGGATGCTTTCGTTCCTTGAGCCATGACCAGCTCGTAAAGATTCCTTCAACTGACGGAGCTGCTCATCAGGCTGCAACACGGTTTCTGACATGCCCAAAAGGTTGCCCTCTCGGCCGACCTCTGACTGAATGCCAAGATCAATCCACTGCCGTTTGCGCTCCTGCCACCAGCCCTCCCGAGCGTTCAGGATCGAGAACGGTGCGATGCCGAACCGATCAGCGAGCTTAGTGCCAGGTTGCGCCGTCTCTGCCTCAATCGAGTCCTCGACTGCCTCATCAAACGCCGACAGATCCTCTGCCTCTGCTAGGCCGGTCAGGTCTGCATCAGAAAACCAAGGGCTGATGTCATGCTCGTCAGAGAGCCGGCTGAGCATTTCTTGATCCCAAGTCGAGAGATCAGCGGTGCGATTATCCGCGAGGGCAAGGCCAACCTTTTGCTCCTCAGACAGGCCAGTGCGGCGCACAGCGATAATCTCGTCGCCCTGAGTTTCAATGACGCGAATGTTGCTGATGCCGGCAGCCTTAGCGCCCTCGACAGTGCCGTTGCCAGCGAGGATACGGTTGTCCTCGTCTATGACAATTGAGCGAGCGGCACCATAACGCTGCAGAGACTCTTTGATTAGTTCAGAGGATCGATCTGTGCGTTTCCGTGCGTTTTTATGGTCAGATTTCAGGCTGTTGATTGAATCCACGCGGATTGTTTCGCTGACGCCACGTTACCTGCAGCTGCAAGATCTTCGGGTTAATCAAATGCTGCGAGTCAACAAAACCAACGAGGTCATCGATTTGAATGCGAATCGCCCCAGTTTTAAGCACCCTGATTTTTGGATTTGGCATACGCTGTACGGATTCGGCGTTCATAGTCAATGACAGCTTTACGGTCGTTGATGATCTGCTGAGCAGATGCAGCGGCTTGGTCTTGCTCACGTCTGGCCTCAATGATCGAGACCCAGAACGCTTCGTAATCAGGGATGATGCGACCGTTTTGTGGCACAACTTTGGCGTAGCCACAACGCATAGCAAGAGCTGCTCTTGAGAGCTTGCCCGAGGTTTTGATCTGAGCAAGCAA